TAGAGTCATCTTCTCTTTCCATATAGGTTCCAAATTTAGTTTCTATTATTTTCATTTCATTAACTCTAAAAATATTATTACAACAACGGACCCAAACAAATATCCAAGTCCCGAACATAATGCCAATATTATTCTTTCCTCCCAAGTTTTTGACTCAACCATAAACCCCACGAAAGGTAATGATAAGAATGGTCCGATGAATGCAAAAAATAACATTCCAGTATAGTTTTTGTCGGCCACTACAGTAATGTAAAATGTACTTCCAATCTCTAATATAAGTGCCGAGAAAAAAACAATCAAATATTTTTTAATCATCTAAGAACATATGAATGAATTACTACTACTAATTTACCGCCCATCAAAGCCCTGTCAGATTGTATTTGTATATCTAACCAACCCAAGTCTTCTTTGAGTCTATTTGCCTGAATTTCAACTTCGTGTTCAGCATCTTCTTTTGTTTTGAAGAAACCGAAGTAAGAATCACAACTTCCTGTCTTATCACACACTCCGTAAATTATCTCTCTTTGAGCCATAACATTCTAATTTTTTGTCTTTAACATTCCACAAATCTTTCACCCCTTCGGTCATATGACAATTATGTTGTTTACCAGTCCTACGACCAAACTCAACAATCATATCATTATGACGATTACGAATAGAGTGTGGACACTCTTTACAAGGTTTTTTCATTTTAATTTTGAGTCAATAAATTCTTTTGCATCCTTCAACTTGTCGAAATCATATTTAATACCATCAAATGTTACTTCGTAGGAATGCCACTTGGTGAACTTACTATCTCCACTTTGAAATGTTCTTGGGTCTTTTTTTCTAAAAGAGTCCTTCATCTTGGAACCTTCATACTTGACGATCTCAACGCCACAATATTCTCTTTTAGTTTCTTTAGTTGTCCACATGGAACAAAGATAAGAAATTAATTTGGATATAGAAATTATTTTATTGTTCTTTTTATAGATCCGTCACTATAAATTTCAATAACAACTCCTGTGGTGTTTTCATTAACTTCTTGTCCTGCTAAGTTAATTCTTTTTATTACGGTAATTACTTTATCAGTATTATTGATCTGAATTGGCCCGTAAGTTTGATTCATCCCGTCTATATCATATTGTTTAAGACGATAATAATTGTATAATTGTTTTACATTTTGATCAATTAAATTGTATTTAATTTCTTGAGTGGAGTTTTGTGAAGCCTGAACTTCACCTATTGAATTCCATTCATGTCCATCTTCACTTTTTTCAACAATAAAATGACTGGTATTATGTTCAGTCGCAGTTGCCCATCTTATTAAATTATAATTACTTTCTTTATTACCTTCAAGATATAATAACTCAATAGGTAATGCAGATATTCTTGACATTGCAACATCCCTACAACTTGATTGGATGTCACAATAAGCATTTGTGTTAACATGAATAAATATTGTTCCTGTGGCGTTTGGTGTGAAATTAACAACTGCCGTTCCTGTTGCAAGAACCGTACCATTGTAAGTCCCTTGTCTAACCGTAATCCAATCTGTTCCAACTGAAGAAGTTGCAACATAAGGTGTATTTGAAATTGCATTATACCATGTTGAGTATTCTCCAGCGTATTGACAATAAATAGATTCATATGGTGCTCCACCTAACACAGGCATAAATTGAGCTCCATAATTTATTGTGTTTGTACATGGTCCTGGTGTTGGTGGATTAACACAATTTAAAGACACGGAAAACGCAGAGTTTGATGAATAACCATGAACTAAAATCCAATATGTTGTCCCATTAACCGAGTTCCAAGAGTATGATGCTGAAGTTCCCCCACAACCAGGTCCGTTATCATCATTACCACCAACACATGTAAGTGAATAACAGGTTCCTGAAAAAACAGAAATCTTACTATCCCATGCGGTAACACAAAGTGATGCCGTCATAATCTGTCCATTTCCTATTATCTTATACCAAACACCGGGATATGACTGAACAATACCACAAGACCCCAATTCTCCATAACCTGATGTTGTTGCATTAACCGTAGTCCCTGCAATCGTCTGACCACAAGATATTGTTGTTGCATTACAAACTAAATCATTTGATGGTGGTGGTGGTGGTAAACAAGTTATACAAGAAATAGATGATGTTCCGCAGTTCATAGCGGTACCACAAGTATTATTTGTGTTGTAATGAACGAAATATGTTCCTGAGGACGGACAAACCCAATTTAATGGGGCGTTTCCGCTGGCGACTACAGTACCATTAAATGTTCCTGATCTAACCGTTATGAATCCACCTAAATTGTAAGCTGATTGATATGTTTGTCCTGCAATACAAGAATAAATTGGACTATATTCTCCTTGAAATTGACAAGTACTAATGATTACAGTTGTTGGTGTTGATGGTGCGATTGCAGACCCATATAAAGTTGTATTAGTGCATGGACCTGCAACAGCTCCCGCACAACTTGCTAATACGGTTTGTCCTCCCGTAGTTGCGGTTCCAGCAACCGGTTGAATAGTATTGATTATGGTGGTTCCCGCACCATTGAGAACTCGTATGCGCATTTCTGTAGGATAAAGTCCTGCAGTGGTTCGGAATACTCTAATTGTTGACCCTACTGCCGCCATAAATGTAGAACTAGTAGGTCCGTACCCCACACAACTTAAATTAGATAAAACGGTTACACCATTAACAGAAACGGATACCGCTCCTCCATTCCAACCATCACCCCATGTGTCAGTTCGTTGAATAGTGTGAAGACATGATTGAGAAAATAAAAAAGATGAAAATAGGACAAAAAATACAATCAATATATTCTTCATAGTAAAAATAAATAAAATAAAATTATTTACTCTCTTGAAGAATCTTTTTAGGAAACCCCCATATTCCACGGGCAGGTTGAGTTCACAAATAAATACTAATATAATTGAGATTAGTTGTTAATAGACCCCATATATTGAGCAAACTATAACTTTAGATTATTATTTAACAATTTTTACGGTATCAACAGGAATTAAAATTACAGGTATCACTCCTCTTTTAAGAAAATTTAATTTTTTTGCCGTTCCGTAACTTAGATCAATAATAAACTTAGAACTTTTTGGTAATCTATCATTCACCTTAACATAACAAACTGAGTCATTAATTGTGTTAGTAACTTTTAAAATTGTTCCGAACTTGAGATACTTGTGGGCTGCGGTTAAACTATCGGCATAAAATCTTTCTCCTGAGGATGTTAATCTTCCTGTCAAATGTTGGCCATAATAAGATGCGGTTCCTCTGTATTCGGGGGTTGTTAAAATAAACGATAATAATATTAAAGGTATAAAAACCAATAGTTTATTTAAGATTCCAATTTTTGTATTTTGTTTCAATTTTTCTTTTACCGTATTTTTTTTCCATGATTTGTTGGTGTAGATCCCAATTTAGAATTGATTCACTAACTTGTTCGTCATCTTTAGCCATAGCATATAGTTTAGATATTTTCTTTAACATTTTGTTTGCAACATATTGAAATCTCTCAAATTCATTTTCAAAAAACTTGGTTGGGTTTTTTTGATATTTAATTGTTTGAGATAAAAACTTATTTCTAATCTTGTCTGTCTTTTCAAGTTGTTTGACTTTTTCTTCCGCATTACTAGGCAACAACCCTAGTTGCGAACCAAATCTTAAAAAGTCATCCATAGCATGCTCCGTCATAATTGTAAACAATTCCATTCTGTTGTTTACTAAATCAATATAAGTAATTTCCAACACTCTGTTTATTTTTTCATCAATAGTCATGTTTGATGGATCCTCATTAACATGTTCAATAAGTTTGTCTAATCTTTCTTCTTGTTCTTTTAACTGTGTAATAAAATCATCAAATGAAAAGTTTTTAATTTCTAACAACTCTGTATAAACTCTATTATTTTCTAAAAATTCTTTAAATTGTGATTTTGTAATATTTTTTCTTTTCATTGAGTAAGCAACCTCTGTTGGTCTAACAAGATTTTCAATCGCATGAATGTAATACATGTATCTGTAGAACACTCTATCAATTACCGGTATTCCAAGATTACCTCTTCTTTGTGTCGCCTGATAGTCAGCATCAGGTCCTATTAAACCAAATTGTTTTGACTGCTTATCGTATTTGTGTTTGATCTCATGAGCCAAAGATGAAACATGTTCATCTCTTTCCTCCTCCATTTTTTGAATCAGTTGTTCAGGTCTCCAATTTTCACCAACAGCAAAAGTTATACTGAGCTCCAAAGTTGTTGAAGGTTCTGTTTCTTTCATATAAACATCTCTATTAAATCCAAAACCACCTCCCATTCCCATAGAAATAATATCTAAGACACCTTCTTGGTCTTCAATTTCTTCAATATTAACTTTAAGTTCATATGAATCAATTTTGACTTTTTTCTTATCACCTAACTCAAATTCAATATCACCATCAAATTCATATTCATCTTCGACACTATCTATTGATTTTATGTCTTTTTCAACAATATCGTATAACATGTCGGCGGCGTCCAAAATATTTTCAGGAACCCCTAAAGCTTCTGTAATTAATTTTAATTGATTTTCGGTGATAACAATATTTCTCATAACAATAAATATGTTGGAGTTATAGTTTATCCTACAACTCCAACTAAATCATCAAGGTGGTGATCGTTACTCAAATCAGACCCAATCTCACGACGATCCATCATGTGAACTATCTCAGTTATTTTGTATGGATACATACTGTTACCATCCATACCAACATCCAATCGTTTTCCGTTACCCCATTTATTTTGAGCAGATAAATGGACATGTCCGTGAAGATGGATCACACCTTTGTTTAATCCGTTCCAACTTTGGAGTGGGTAGTGACATAAAACAAAATCAACATCATCGATTCTAGTCTCAAGGTAATGTTGTACAGATAAGAACTTATCTTGGATATCCTCTCTATTTTTTAAAATGTGTTGATCATGGTTACCTAAAACTAAATGAATGTTTTTACAAACAAGTCGATCTAAGAACTGACCAATCATTTCGAATCCACCAAAAGCAGCATCACCCAAATGTATTAAAGTATCATTTGGTCCAACTTTTTGGTTTATATTATTTACGATCACAGAATCCATTTCATCAAGGTCTTGAAAATTCCTTGTTGAGTGTGTTGGTATTTTACCGTCTTGAGTTCTCCAATTAGTAACTCCTCGACATATGTTTTTGTGATGGTAGTGAGTATCGGATGTAATCCAAACCGTACCACTCGTTAATAATTTATCAAATTTCATCATAATTTTATTTCAAAACGCTCACGCATTTTAGTTAATACTTCATCAGGAACTGAATGTTGGTTTACTCCTCCGTGTCTGTTTTCAACGATGATTGAAAATGTCTTGTACCCATATGTCTTTGCTAATTCAAGGTAAGGTTCCATCTCCCATTCTTGAGTGAATGTGTTTGATACTGCAATCTCTCTATAGAATTGGTCATTGACTAATGAGTCCTTCATATATGTCTCAACTGTATCTTGACAGAATTTGTGGGCTTCCTTGATTTTAGTAAAATCAAAATTATATTCTCCTGTTTCCTTATCTATAAAGTATTTGTCCGCCTCACAAACTAGAAAGTCTTCACCCACTAACATTTTAGCCATTGTTGATTTACCACTACCTGGTATTCCTCTGACGATATATAATACTTTTTCCATACCACAAAGATAAGAAAATAATTAACATAAAAAAAGGGAGTCAAACTCCCTTTTTAAAATTTAATCCATTGTCCATTGATAGAAGTCATCTTTTGTTACAGTTGGTTTTTGTATTACAACAGGAGCACCAACACCACTTGTACCTTGAGTTCCACTAGTTCCTTGTACTCCACTCGTTACTGAAGTACCTGCTTGATCGCTTGTTCCACTTCTTGGACATTTACCTGTATCGTCAATTGCCTTCATTATTGTCTCAAAATCAAATGAGTATCTAGTTCCACTTGTTCCGGCAGCAAGAAATGTATTTTTTTTGTTTTCTTTTTTACATTTCCATCCAGATGCTTGATAATCTTTCCAAGTTTTATGTCCACATGCTTTAGCCTTTTCTTTTTTTTCATCATCCGTTTTAGGTTTTACCACAACCTCAGGTTTTACCGTCTCAACAGCATTTAAACACAAGTTATCTAAGGACCTCATATTCTTAGCATCATATGTCCAATTTGTTTTTTTATAATCAAACTCATCTATTTTTGTATTTTGGACGGTATACATTCTTTTTGTCTTACAATTATAAACCACAAAAGCCTTATTATTAAGTCCGGAAGCACCAGCAGTAGAATTAAACATACCATACACATAATCAATTCTTACTTGTCTATCTGTGACTAAAGAATTTTTTATATTTGGTGATGGTTTAAATGTTGTACCTCTATAAAGTCTAAGAGTGTAATCCTCGCTATTACTACTTGATGGTTTAAAATCTGTATTAACTTTTAGAGAAAATGTTTGTTCTTCATTCAATACTTGATAATTATTTTCTTTTAAAATAGCTTGTTTGTGTAAGCCCAATATTCTTTGGACTTCCCCTTCTTTTAAATTTAATTTATTTCTCATTTTTTTAAAATTTAATCCATTGTCCATTGATAGAAGTCATCTTTTGTTACAGTTGGTTTTTGTATTACAACAGGAGCCCCAACATTACTTGTACCTTGAGTTCCTTGTACTCCACTCGTTCCTGAAGTACCTGCTTGATCGCTTGTTCCACTTCTTGGGCATTTACCTGTATCGTCAATGGCTTTCATAATTGTTTCGAAATCGAATGTGTATCTGTTACTACTAGTCCCATTTCTTAAATCTCCAGTTTCTCCTCCTTGGTTTTCTTTTTTACATTTCCATCCTGATGCTTGATAATCTTCCCAAGTTTTATGTCCACATGCTTTAGCCTTTTTAATTTTTTCATCATCTGTTAGTTTCTTCTGTTCTGGTTTGATAACCTCTTGATTTTTAACAACCGATTCTTCACACAATTTATCTAAAGATTGCATACTTCCTCCAGTTTTCCAAGTAGCCTTTTTATTAGAGTTAATGTCATAGTCTTCTTTAGCTCCTTCATTTGTAGATCCAATTAAATAAATATTTTTTGTTTTACAGTTATATACAACAAAAGCCCTATTATCTTCATAACTTGTAGAAAGGTATCCAGAAGCATAAGAAGGAAAATTTGCAAGAACTTTTCTTGTGGATACTAATGAATTTTTAATTTTTGTGGATACTTTGAACTTAGTTCCTTGGTATAACCTTATTTTGTTAGAAGACGGATTCGTTTCGCTAGGTTTGAATTTTACATCTGATTTTAAAGTAAAAGTACTTTCCTCATTCAAAATGTTTTTACCACTCTCTTTTAATATAGCATTTTTATGTAATGATAAGATTCTTTGGACTTCTCCTTCTTTTAAATTTAATTTATTTCTCATTTTTATATTTTTTACAATTGTGATCCTTCATCAGATTTAATTGTATCAAAACGGTATGCGGTATATGTTTCAATAGCATTTTTTGTTCTGTCTCCAGCAACACCATCAACACCATCCTTATTAGGCCCTGATTTACCAAGTTGCGCATTAAAACAATCCTTTAACCTTTGTTGAATTTGCATAACTTCACTTTTTGATTGCTCATTTAAAATTTCTCTTTCAATAATAATATTTTGGAGTTTTTTATATTGTTTCTCACTTAAGATTAATTTTTTCATATCTTATTTTTTCTTTATAAATATACCGAAAACAAAAAAAGGTGAGAATAAATCTCACCTTTCAAGAGGTCGACATCGGAATGTCTTTTAACTCCACCACTTTGTTTTTTATTAGAACAAAGAAACTACACTTTATACATCCAAACCTTCACAACATTCTGACCTGTAAAGTAGTTCTTGAATTGACTATTTTCAATCACGCCTTGTGTCAAATTAAATTCAAAAACATTACCACTTATATGTCCCCAAACAGTATTGTTCAAAGTTAAAGTAAATCCTGTGTTGTTAGGGTAAAGATTGTATGTTGATTGAACTCCGTTAAAAGAATAAACATTATTTGATATAAAGACAAGTGTGTCCGATCTAAAATCTTCATTCATGTCAGTGTTTAATACTTTTGTAATCACCCAAGTTGTATTTTTTAAACTAACCGTTGAGTCAACAAAAGTCGTGTCAGTTATTATTGGTTGTGGTGCTAAAGGTTCTTGAGGTTTTATTTCAACTTTCTTACAGGATAACAAAACCAAACCTAAAATTGATAAAATAAAATATCTCATATTACACTAATGTTTCTAATTTATTTCTAACTTGTTCTCCAATATTTATAGGAGTCATACTAGTAAGTATGATTGACTCTTTCAATATTTTATGAGGAATGTGTACCAAAAACATATTACCATCATAAAATGAAAGATCTTCTTTAAGGTTCAAAGCTCCGTCAACCATCTTCAAAAAGATTTTGAATTGAATAGGATCAACAAAAGATTCAGAAAGGATTGTACCGAATTTTTCGTTGAGAATATTAATGTTATGGTTTACGGTGTTTTTTATCATGTCTTAATTATTTCTACAAATATACTAAAACTTTTGATTCAAAAAAACTTACTTCAAAACTTTTTTTAAAATTCCTAAAAGTTGTTCGTTTTGTTTCTGATTAGGAATTTCTTCTTTTTTAAAGTACTTACATTTTGTGTGTTCGTGACCGTGAGTTGCACTTTCCAAATCAGGTTCTTTTTTTTCATCAATGTTTTGAAGAAAAACAAACATCATCCCTCTTTTTGTTCCGTCGTCGTTGAAATTGTCAATGATCCCAACAAGATCTAAATCGGTAGTAATCTCAACATTGGTTTCTTCATGGAATTCCCTTATTGCCGCTTGTCCTGGTGATTCACCATTTTCTATACCACCACCCGGTATTGACCAAATGTTAGGTAATGTTTCTTTTGGTCCTCTTTTACAAAGTAAAACCTCATCATTATGTTTAAGAATAACACCAGCACTTTTTCTAAACTTCTTCATAGATATTTATAAATATGAAAGTAAAAATAAATAATAATCTTTTCGATGTTAAAACTGTATTAACCTCTAAAGATGCCCAACAAGGTATGATGGGTAAAAAGTTTGACGGATTCGATGGTATGTTGTTTTTCATGAAAAATGAACCACACTCATTTTGGATGAAAAATTGTGTAGTTCATTTAGATATAATATTTATAGATGATAATAAGATCGTAAAAATTCATCACAACTGCAAACCTTGTTTTGAGGAAGAATGCGAAAACTACCGTGGTGATGGCGATTTAGTACTTGAACTTCCTGGTGGGTCTTGTAAAAAATACAAGATTAAAGAAGGTGATGAAGTAAATCTACTTTAAATTAACTCTATTTTAACTTGTTTCTTTTCATCGACAAAGGTTTGAACTCGTCCTCTTGCAACATCACAATAGTTTGGGCTTAATTCAATACCTAACCATCTACGATCTAATATTTCGGCTGCCACTACGGATGTACCACTACCACAGAACGGATCTAAGACTACATCGTTCTTGTAGGACAATATCTTGATCGCTTTGGTTGGTATGTCCATCGAGAAAGTTGCCTTGGTGAGTGATTTAGTATCTGCAAAGTAATTCCACTGACCAAACACAAGTTCCATAAATTCTTTCTTATCATTCTCGTCATAGACCATTTTATTTCTTTTTGATCCATCTTCTTTTTCAATTTCAGTTGATTCTCCAGTCCATTGTGGTTGACCTTTGATTTTTTTGATGTGTTGTTTTTTGTATGCCAAAATTACACACTCCTTAGGGTTATAGATATAAGGACTTGACGGACTCATCCAAGATCCCCAAGCTGTTGTCTTACTTCTATGTGGTGATTGTTCTTCTAAATCCACAATACCGAAGAACCCAAATCCTATTTGTTTCATGATCTGCCACATCTCTGATACAAAGAAAATACGACCACCTTTTTTTTGTCTGTTAATTTCGTAAGGGATATTCAAAGCAATACGACCATCATCTTTTAATAATCGGTATACCTCAGATAACCAAGACTTTGCAAATTCAAGGTATTCGGTAAACTCAACATCGTCCTCATGAACATCGTAATCAATTCCTACTCCGTATGGTGGTGATGTGACCACTAAATCCACAGATCCCTCAGGTAAAGTTTTCATTACCTCAATACAGTCTCCGTTAATAATTTTTCCTGTTTCTATCATTTTTTAAATTCCCGCTGTTAAATGGTAGTAGTATCCCTTACTGGATGTATCACCAAATGATTTATATATTTCATACTCTTTATCTTCATATAGAATACCACTTACTACTTCTACACGACACCCAATGTCGTCGGTTTTGAATCTTAATTTATCTATGTCGAAATCCTCATCCAAAGGAATATCGTAAACAAGATGTTCTCCTTTACAATAGTCTTCTATGATAAGATATGCAACCTCACCACAATATTTTTCTTCGTAATCACTTTTTTCGTTGTCAAACTGTTCATTCTGATAAACCGTATTACCCTCTTCATCTTCAACTCTTACAAAGAATGCGTTAGGGTAAGGTCCCATAATAGATTCGTTTGGTGAATCAAAAAAAGTATCAACTCCTAAAATTTTACAGATCTGATCGTGATCCAATTCATCCTGCTCAACACCACCATCTCGTAGAGCTTCATATTGTTCTGTGTTCAATTGGAAAGGGTAAACCTCAGCACCTTTACCACCGATTGTTATTTTGTAGTATTTCATAGATTAGAAAATATAATTAATTAAACCGTATAAAACAAGACCTGTACCCACTAACCAACTTAAAACTAAAAAAATCGCAAAAACCCTATAGTTTCTTTCTACTTGATCTTTTGACCTTCCTTGAAAGTCATTTGGGTCCCAATCTTTTTCCATTTTTAAATAAAATTTGAGATCATTTGAGCTAATTTATATCCTGTGAATGCCCCTGCCGCTGCGGACCCAGGAAGAACAATGAACTTACCTAACATCGTTTCATATTTTTTTCTATTCACAATATAAGAAATCATTATGTAATAAACAATATAATTAATCAGGACTAAAAAGTCCAGTTCTTTTGCTGCGAACACTACAATAGAGTTCCCCAAAAACCCCCACATAAAGTTAATAAGGGTCTCTCTTAATAATTCGTTTGGTGTTGTGAGAGCATCCCAAACATTAATCTCTTTATCTAACCCCGTTTTATTTTTCGAGTGTTTCGATGTGGTGTTGGAGGTACCACAGGGCTTTTCTGAGGTCCTCAAGTTCTTTGTCTTTTCCTTTCTTTCCTGCACGGCTTATATATTTTACTGTATTTCCTAAACTAAATCCTAAATCCCAAGCGTCAATAACTTTGATCGCCTCGTAAGGATTATTTTCTCCACCATAATGTTGTGGATGATTTACTTGCTCTACTTTAATTGGTGGACAATGACAAGGTCCTGTTCCACCACATACACATTCTTTTCCCATTATTCTTCTTCTCTATATTCTTTTAATAACTCATCGTTAGACATTGTACCGTATTTTCCAGTAAGACCATCCATATCTACAAATGAGGTCATCATATTTTTTGTATCATAAAGAAGTTGAGCAACATAAAGGGAATTAACAATCTCACGAATGATTTTGTATGGATCGGCATTTGAACCTGGTCTACGATCTTCAACATATCCTTTCCATTCTTTTGCCGTGTCCTGAGGAACTCTAATTGACGCTCCACGATCAGATACACCCCAACTAAACTTATCAATTGCTTGAGTTTCATATTCACCTGTCAATCGTAAGTGATTGTTTGATCCGTAAGCTTTGATATGATCTTCATGTCTTGATTCAAATGCATTAAATAATGCCATGAAATATTGTTCATTCCCTTCAAGTCTCATTATATCTGTTGAGAAGTTTGTGTGAAGACCTGAACCATTCCACTCTCCGTGTGTGATTGGTTTTGGGTGAAGTTCAATATGGTAACCATACTTTTCAGCAATCTTTAATAAGAAATATCTCGTTATCCAAAGATCGTCTCCACCTTTTAATTTACCTTGAGAGAACACTTGATATTCCCATTGACCCAAAGCAACCTCAGCATTAATACCAGTGATATCAATCCCATAGTTCAAACACATATTTAAATGTTCGTCAACAAACTCACGACCAACAACATTGTGTCCAACACCACAGTAATATTCACCCTGACCTTTAAGGATGTTTCTCTTGTGTCCCAAAATGTTTCCATTAACTTCTTCACGAATGAAATACTCTTGTTCAAATCCAAACCAAAGATCTTCAAAATTTTCACCAATACCAGCTCTTTTATTTGATTCGTGTGGAGTTCCGTCAGGGTTTAATACCTCACACAAAACATACACGGTATTATTTTCTAATGGGAATGTCGAAGGCATGTAATGTCTTACAGGTTTTAAAAGACGATCTGAGTTTCCTGTTTCTGCCTGTGAAGTTGATGATCCATCAAAGTTCCACATTGGGAATTTACCATCAAGAAACGCATTCTTAATGGATTCATATGTTACAATCTTAACTTTACTTCTTAGGTTTGGTTCAGGTTTATATCCGTCTAACCAAACATATTCCAACTTAATTTTCATTTAATTTTATTTATTATATTTATTATTTCTTCTTCACTAAAACCTTCGGTAAATAACCTATAAACTTTGCGTGAAAAATCGTCGGTACAAATAATTGCATCGGCGTTTAAATAGGTCATAAGTTTTGGAAGATTATTTAGAATGTTTTCTTTCTTTAAAATTCTCTTGTTGAATCCCATTTTATTTAGATTTGATTTTTGAGTCCTTTTTTAAGTAATACTTTCGTATTTCTTTTCCCAACTCTTGATCGTTTGGGTATTTTAATATCATTTCTTTTAAGAAATCTAACAATTCTATTTTTTCTTTATCACTCATTGTTTTGATTTAATTTTTCAAATTTTTTGGTTTGTGAAATATGTCCTGCAATTCTTCTTTTGAACATCGGTAGTAATGTTTCTTCAATTGGGAAAACTCCACTCGATGTCATATGAAAAATTGGTCCAACCTTTTTGTCTATTGGGTCGAATGAAGAAAAGTTATTTATAATTTTCGATATTGTCAAATCATTAAGAGGACTATCATAAATTAATTTTACATTAGTCATTTGTTGAGGATTTGATTTGGTTTCTTTTTTAATTACATACTCCCAAACATAGTGAGTTTTTTCATGATCAATAAAATAAAAGTATCCTTTTGGGTTTAGAATGTTTTTTTTGTTCCTTTTAATTTTCATATCCAAAGAATCAAAAACTATTGTCCATACTGATTTGGCAATATTGAAGTACTCCATCATTCTTGGTGCTGAATAGATCAGTATCTGTCTAAATTCTTTGGATTCATCGTCTGACATTTCAGGAAGTTCTCTCACTTTGAGGTCTTTCACCATAATTTCGTCATCAATGTTTGTGAGTTTTTTATCGGTGTATACAATCTTATGATCTCTCATAAGTGCTTGTACATTCATTAGATGTAATGATAATTCAATAAAACCAGGATATAACTCTAATTTATCAAGTTTATCACCCATTTTTTGAAAATAAGAAAGTAGTTTGTATTCTTTGTATTCTCTATCAATAGGTTTTTCGAACATCCAATCGGTGTTCATTAAAAATTCTATTTTTTTTCTTCGTGCCATTCATAATAAAAATATGATATATTGTTCAACAAATAAAGACCTAACTAGCCCTCATCACAAAATACCAGTCACCGTTTACCTGTGTTTCAAACATTTCTCCATCATAAGAGTTTAATAGATTACCATATCCATCACTATTTACGATAATATCCTTAACCTCATCTAAATCAACAAAATCCATTATAAAACTTTTTTCATATCCGTAGTGTTTAATGAAATCATCAATATCATCAACATATTCACTAACTCTATCATTGATTTCATTCTGTATGTAACTTTCATCATAACCACCTTGTGGATCTTCTATAATTTCTTCTATCGTCTCTTCTAAACCTTCAATTTTTCTTTCGATGTTTTCGTATTCTTCGTCAGACAATTCCTCACTTTTTAATTTATTATTTAGATTTTCTATAGTTTTTTTTAATTGATTAACTTGATGTTGTTGATTTGTAGATAATTCAAGTCCTATATCATAGTTTTCAGGATCATCTCTAATTATATCTTCATAAAAATCTTCTAACCAACTTTCCCACTGTCCTTTATCAATCGCCTGATCCCAAACCCATTCACTAAACGCATCATAACCCATATCGTCAACTGCATTTTCAACATATCTTTTAGCTGCAATCTCTAACTCATCTTCAGTGTAAACATCATATGTGTCAGGTTGTAGAGTATCAGCACCTAACCATTCGTATTGTTTTCCAATACCGTGAGTTCCAGTACCACTAGGGTAAATAAAATATTTGTCTTCTTCTACTTCTTCACCATTGTCGTCTTCATATAAAGTGGGTATACCTTCTTGGACCAAAAAATCATATAATGCTTCAGTTCTTTCAGAATCATCGTCTTTGTTTTCTGTATTCCACTCATCATTTTCTCTATAATCGGCTAATTCTGAAAGTTTTTTATTTCTTTCTCGTTTTAATTGATTTGTATGCATTGTTGATCCCCAACTACTAACATACCCATCTACTGTAATTCCATCAATATTTGAGACATTTGTATTAGATATGTCTAATCGTCCCATTACTCTAACAACACCAGTTAATGGTCCAACATTTTTAAATTTTCTAAGATCTAAACTACCATTAATAACAATACCCTTACCTCTGTATGGTTTTAAATTTGCAACTCTTGCCGCAATACCTCCAACATCTTCTAATGTTTCTGTATATTGATCAGGAGTTAGTGTAACAATATTCTCATCTTGTTCTAATAAGAAATTTTTAAAGAAGTCTCTCATAATTGATAAATATAACAAAATAAAAATAATTGATTTTTATTTTTTTTGAATTAAAGTTGTTTTAGATAATATTTATAGATAAAATAAACCACTTAAAAATAACTATCATGGGTTGCGGATGTAAAAACAAAACTAATCAACAGATACAACAAGCTCAACAGGCTCAACAAGCACAAACTCAAGCTGGTGGTAACGCCACTCAGGTTAAGTCCAATGTTCAAGAGAATGTAAAAAAAGTAATTAACAAATATTACAGAAGATAATATTTTCGTATCATCAAGATAAGGTGTTCCGATTGGGACACCTTTTTTGTTTATAAGATATTTATACCATATGAGTTTAGATAGAGCAAGACAATTAGTTAATTCATTTAATTATGGTGATTTTGATGACGACATTGAACCGTATTTTAATAACTTAATTACATTCTTTAAGTTTGTTAAAAAATACGGTCTTTTAGATGAATTAGATTTAGGTCAAGTAGGTTATCGTAATTGGGATGAAGAAATCTTAGACTTCTTAGATGAAAATGGTGTCTTAAATAACCTTAGTTATGATGCCGCACCTGATGAATTAAAAAATGTTCTTCTACTTCGTAAATTAGATGAAGACTATGAAGGTACAATTCTTTTTATTATAAATAATTTATTAACCGATGTTGAAATTAGAAATGGTGGTTTTTATTTATATCTAAGGGGTAGAGAAGAGTTAGCGAACTTTTATTGTGGGAGTAGTGGAAGAAGGGAAGGTGTAAGACATATTGCCGAACAAATATTCAGTGAGGAAGGTTTAGATTATGGTTATTATGATAGTGACGCTAAACCATATGAGACAGTAACTGAATTGGATGACGCAAACTATATCAAACTTAAAGATGTTGTTTACAAAGAAATTGGTAACGCTGAGTTATCTTTAGATGACTATAATTCTGACTTTTTTGAAGATTTATCGGAAGAACAAAATACACCAGGTTATTTTAGAATAAGACCTGAAGATCTAAATGATTTATTAAAAGATGTTGACGCAACTAATGAATTATTTAGTAATGATTTAGAAGAGATTGGTAGAGAACTAAGAAGTATTTATTATAATGCTGAAAACCAAGCATATGAACAAGAAATTTATGAAGCCATTTACGGTGGTTTAGATGAATTTTTTGAAGGTAAGATAGATGAGGTTCCAATAGAAAGAGATGGAAAAACTCGTTATTTCCATTACATAAAAATTAGAGATTTTGTAAAAGAAATTAAAAATTTTTTAGAGAATAATAAAGGTAGTACTTATAGTGATTCATTTTTAGAATATTACGGCACTTATAATGAGTTTTTGATAGGTTTAATAAACGATGGAGTACTTGAGTGTATTGATGTAAGACTTCCAGATTATCCAGATTACTCTCTAACACAGAAAAACATCAACGAAATGTTTCCTGAATACATCTAACTATTTATAGTTTCTTTTATTTCTCATATACATTATAAAAACCAATAATATGAGAAAATTAGAAAAAAACACAAGACGGTATTTTGTGAATCTATTCGCAGACTACATCCTGTCAAAATTCAACAAAAAAGAAAATACAATTATCCAAGTTACAGATTTTGAAACCTTTGTAGTTGTTAACGGTCAAACAACAAGTAAAGATGTTTTAACTTTGAACGATCTGAAAACAGAGTTTATAGAATCAAACAAAGAATTATTCAGTTCACTCAAAAAAGAAGATCTAAACATTATTGACATTATTAAGTATGATCAAGAAATTACAGATTTTCCAAGAGCATGGATCAAAGTTAATAAATCTTTATATGTTAATGAGTTTGATCCCATTTCAGAAATAAACATTTCATCAGAGTTTCCTTATGGTCACAGTTTAGGGTGTGGAAGAGGAATTATATATTACTCCCACTATATCTTTAATCAAATGTACTCTTTGTTAGGTGTTGATAAAATATACTTTCATTACTCAAATGAACTTAATGAAGATGAGGATTATAGAATTAAAGTACTGTGCGATTCTCAAGTTCCTAAGAAAACCATTGAGAGTCTTGTTTTAGATTGTTTTGATATGGACCTTACTGAGTTTAAAGAAAGACTATCTAACTACGATTTTACAAAAGATATAACCGATCAGACATTAAACAAACCATACTTGGTTCAAGATAGACTAAAAGACATAATATTACTATAAAAGAAAACCCCTCGATATCGAGGGGTTTTTTTATTTATCTTTCGTAGAACTCTTTAATTATATTCAATCCTTGATCCATATCTTCAAAGTCTCGATCAGGAGCATACAAACCTGTAATGGGTTCTTCACTTTCAGGATTCTCAATTAACATGAATGCCGGTACAAACTCGTTTCCTGTTGCTTCGATAAACATTTCATATTCTTCTTCATATTCATAGATGTCTCTTTCGAGATAATCTAATTCTGCCTCATCTAACATTTTTTTAAAATCTTGACAATGAGGACAACTCTTCATTGTGAAAAGCACTGCCAACTTATCCATTGATCAATTCTGTTACTAGTTCGTTTATTTGATTCTCACTCAATAAACCAATTTTAGTTTCAACCACTTGTCCAGCATTAAACATTTTTACTGTAGGAATACTTCTGATACCTAAAGACATTGCAACCTCACGATTATTATCAATATTCAATGTATACATCTTAACATCTGATTGGTTTGTAGATGCAACTTTTTCAAAGATTGGTTTCATCATTTTACATGGACCACACCATTCAGCCCAAAATTCAACCATCAACTTTTCTCCTCCGTTAATTTTTTGTTGTAATTCAACACTACTAATTTCCATTTTTTTTCATTTTTTTTAAGTTTAATATAAAGAACTCTACATCTTTTTTCTTTCTTATAGGATAATAAATTTTACAAGAAAAAGAAGAGATTGTAGGATCACTCTTTGATAAATATATGTAAATGTCATCATCGAAGACATATATAGAATCTAAATGACTTGTTCCATCAGAATACTGTACCGAATCAGAAAAAAACTCAGTAAACTTTGGTTTAGTTTTTAATTCTGATGGTGATAACCCGTGTCCGTCTGTAATCAAAACCATAGAAAAGAACTGATCACTGATCTTGGATAGGTTCTCTAAAAATTTTTCTTCGTGTCTAAATATTTCCATAATACAAAAAGGGGGCATTTCACCCCCGTAGTTTTAAACCAACATCAATTCTGCTGCTTCCCAAAGTTTAGTGTTTAAACGATTCGTAGCTTGGATACTCTTAATCCCACGAAGTGTTGTTTGTCGTCCTCTTGGGCTTTTGTAAGTGAATCCACCTCGAGTCATTTTCTCTTGGATTACATTAAAGACAGTCCAAAGATCACTTCCCTCATCCTCAGGTCGAAACGGTGTTAGAAGGTCTGTGATGTCAATAGACTCAGGTCCATTTCCAACTGACCAACGAATCTTAACCGCTTCTTTGATCAAACGAAGTTTTTCTTTCTCAGTCAACTCCTTTTCCATCATTCGAGTAACAGATTCTTCAATTCTTGGAAGTTTCTTAGAAAAGTCCTCAGCTAAACCTCGAACATCGTCGAATGAAAAGTGATTGTGTCGAATTGAGAATTTCTCTGCAACTGATGTAGGAACTGTAAGTCCGTTTGAACATACCAATCGGAATAACCCTGCTCCCATTGAGAATGTTGCCGATCCGTCGTGAGAGTTTCTAACGATTGCCTCAACAACTGTGTCTCCAACTTTTGGTAGTTCGCTGTTTCGGTATTTCAATTCGTGCATTGAATGAATTCCTCTACCTGTTTGTTTTACTGATGACAGTTTCCATCCTTCACGGTCGAAGATCTCCATTACTTCGTTGGTTGGTACGAACTCATACTTGTTCGTCATTTTAGAAGATGGTGATGTAGCGAATACTGCCGGTGCAATTGATTTGATTAGTTCTGGTGTGTATATCATAGTTTATTATTTTTCTTTGTTTTTGTGTTTGACTTTACGAGTATATGATTTCTTACTTTTTTGCACGATAGGTCTGGTTGCTTGCCAGATCTCTTGTATCGTTATTTCAATAGTTTTCATTTTGTTTCTCGTTTATCACCTTACAAAGATAATAATATTTCAATAAATACCAACTTTAATTTAAAATAATTTTTCCCCACTTTGTTTTTTGAACATATCCTTCAACAACTGACTTAGGATTTTCTTTATCAAATAGTTCAGGTAGTTTTAATTCTATAACAATGTCAATCATTTGTTGTCTAGTTAAGATATGATCTAAACCATCATCAACATTTTTTTCTGATTTTTCTCTTAATTTAGAATAGAACTCTTCTTTTTGCACATCACCAATTAGTTCCATTAAATCACCTGGATTACTTTCAAAAAAAGAAATTAGTTGTTTAATGTATATTTCACAATCAATATTTTTCATATCTAACATTTTTAATAATTATAGGAAAAATATTCCTTATAAAAAAGAAATGGGACTTATTAAAGTCCCAAATCACTTAGATCTACATCATCGTAGTTATCATCATCTTCGTCGCCCATGGCGTCTTTATATTCTTGTTCTTTTAGTTCCCTAACAATATCGTCAACCATTCTTTGAATGAACTGTTGTCCTTTAGGATCTCCACTTAGAATCATTTTAGCAACTCTCATGAACTCTTCGGCACTTAACGATGAGAATCTCATAAATAAGTAGTGTTGGATGTGTTTCATATCATCATCAAACAATTCCATAGGGTATGTTGCCACAAACTTCTCCCAGAATATTGGTCCTAAACGAGAGTCCCAAATCTCAGAGGGTAATGAATCTTCAGCATTTAATACCATTTCAGCTTGTCTTGGGTCGTCAGGAAGTCCGTGTGTTCCAAAGACTTCGTAAACTCCTTTAACTAATTCGTGAACAAGTAATGGAAATGTAACCGCTCTTGCCTTCACTGTTGGTGGATCTGTTTCAGGATCAAATTCAGACTGACCCATTTGACCACCGCCACCACCGGCCATTCCTTCCATATCAGGGAAGATCCAATAAGCATGTTCCATCAAAGCTTGAGTAACCGCATAAAGGTTCATTAATTGTGGATTCATATCATTAATCTCTCTTCTTACAAGGTTATACATATGTCCTCCCTTGAACGCGGCTCCTTGGATAAGTGAATTGATCATTCTTCTTTTTGCTCTTTCTAAGTTGAAATTCTCCATGTCACCCATTAGTTCCTCAACTTCCTCTTCACTTGGCATTTCAGCTTCAGTTTTCATACCTTCCGCAGCACCCATAGGTTGCATAACAAGTTGAGCATCAAATTGCATCGCCCCTTCAGGAATACCCATCTCATCTTTAACAAGTTTTACTGCAAGAGCTTCAAGTTCTTCTTTATTTTGAGACTGAATCATAACAAGTCTTTGCATTGCTTGTCCAACAGTCATCATCAATTGCATAAGAGCGTTTCCTCCTTGAATGGTTCTTGTATCTCCCATTGCCATTCTAACCTTTTCAACCGAGTCTTTAAATCTTTTTGATGAGATTAACTCAACGAAGTCTCTATCCATTTCCGGCATAGCAGGAAAATTGTGATAAGGGGTTTGTTTTCCTGTAATCTTTCTCTCAACATCTCCGGCCATTCTTTCAGGTCCTTCGTAGTCGATTGGGGCTTCCATAATCCTTAATAAGTCTTTTTTGGAAATACCTTCCGTGTATAATTTTTTTCTAATGTTTTTCATATTATTCAAAATCAATTCCAAGTTCATCAAAAGTTAACCAATTCGGCATATCACCTTTTCTTTTTTTAGCCTTAGGATCAGGTTTTGGTCCTGGTTTTGGACTATATGGTGTACCCGGTTTTTTTGGTTTAGTAGGTGTTTTAATACCAGGTTTAACAGGAACCTCTACTCCTTTATCTTCAATTATTTCTTCATCAACTTCCATATCATCATCATAATAATCCACATCCATTTCTTCGTATGATTCAGAATATTCCTCATTAAATTCACCTTTCAAATAATTAATGTCTTCGTCATCATCTTCATCATTAATATCAATTTCTTCAAAATCAATCTCTTCAGCTTCGAACTGTTCTTGTTCAGAAATTACTTTTCCTCTATTGTAATTAAAAAGATACTTAATATCATTAAGTTCTTCGAGTATTTGTTTTTTCATATCAATTTTATTTAATAAATATCTAAGTTTTTTATTCTGTCACCATATAGTAATGATAACCCAAAGAATAATACAAAAACTGTCCTTTTTTCTTGAGGATTGAATTGATATCTTCTTGTTTAGTAACTTTTACACCGACAATTTTCTTATCCTTAGGTAGTTTTCTACCAGGGTGTGTATTCAACACATCTTCAACAGGATCCAAAAAGTATTTTAGTTTTTTAATTAAAGATTTTTTATCACCAACAACACCAATACCATATTGTTTACATAGTGATTTAATTTCGGGTAATTCAAGTTTGTTTAAGTCTTCCATATCACAAAGATACGAAAAATTTTACAATTGACCAACCCTGAAATTTGTCAAGAAAGTTTTATACTTAGTTTCAAAGTAGTTAAATGTTGGTCTGCGACTCATCTCTTTATCATGGTAACCTTTCTGATAAGCTTCATTAACTATTCTTTTTTCATTTTCTTTAACTTGATTTTTCAAAATAGTTAAAACCATTAAAGTTTCTTCAGAAAGTCCTTCTGTTTTTGATAATTCTAAGATTTTTTTTTCGATTGGTCCCATAGTGATAATAAATATATAGTTAAAATTCTTTTAGATCAACATCCACATCAATTGGGATTCCGTATTTTTCTAATTTTTCATAAAAAAGACTATAAACTTCTCCTCTTAAGTACCCAAGAAGATCACTACTTTCATAATTGGATTGAGCTTCAAAGTAAGCGGCCTCAATTGTATCGTTAACTTGAATTTCGTTATCAGTCCCTTCTTCAAACATTTGGAAATCCATGGTTCCTTGTTCGTCAATATTCACAAATATGTCCACACCATAATCTTCACCTAATCTACCAAACTGACTTACATCAATAACTTGGACTCTTGTATCAAGATTACCCCAATCACTTGTTAGATCAAATATTTTTTCGTCAATTTCATTTTTAAGTTTTTCAAATAAGTTATTGAATCCACCGTTGTATCTATACCAAATGGGTCTGATGATTTGAAAGTCTTCGTTTGAGTTTTTTCTAATATCTGTAATGTCGTATATTATATCATCAATATGAGGTTCTTCACCTCTCTTTTTTTGTTGGTTCCAAACTGTATAACAAAGTTTCTGAAGTTTGTCTTCAGTTAGTTTGTTATATTGTTTTTCTGTAATTATTATTTTCATTCTTGAGATATTTTTAAACCTATTGATATTATTTCATTTCCTGTTACCGGTAAAACTATTTCATCCATACAATCTAAAACAAGTTCTTTAATTTCCTGTTCTATTTCCCAACCTAAATCTTCATCTTTTATTGCTTCATTTAAAGATAAGTGTCTACCATCCATAAGAGTAACAGTTCCTCCCGGTAATGTTTTTCCATATAAATAAAAATCATAATCTCTATATTCCATATCGGTGATTACCCACTCGAAATCATATCCACCAACAATTTTTTCACTAAAGTCTTTTGTTGAAAGTGGTTTACCAATTAATGTTTTAATAAATTTTTTAGTAAATGCGTCATCCCCAACTAATTCTCGAAATGCGGCTTGAGCATAATATTTTTCCTGTCTAGTAGTAATACCCCAAAAATCTAAGTCTTCCTTATTAAATCTAATTTGTTCGCCTTTTTTTTGTTGGTTTCTCCAATACTTTTTAATTCCCTCAATGTTTTTAATGGCAACCGATTCTTTTAAAAGACTATATTGGTTATCAGATATTATTATTTTCATAACTATACAATATTAGCCCCATTTACCTCTTTTATTTCAAGATCAGGAAACAACCCTTTAAAATAATCGTAAACTGCGTTTTTCAAGTGTCTTGAGACGATGTGATAAGGAATGTATTCTTCCATTTCTTTATCTATTGAATAATCGTAATATACGGTTTTAGATGGTCTTCTATACACAAATAAAGGTTCTCCTTTTTCATTCATTAGATAAATTGATCCTGGCCATTCACCCCAACCTTTAACATCTTTAGATATTGTCTTTAAAAATAACTTCTTATACTTTGGGTATTCATCCGCATACTCAGCATCAAAACGATCTCTTCTATAGGTTTCGTTGATTAGATCAAGTTGTTCTTCTGTTATGATTATTTTCATATAAGATAAATATTAGACAATTCATTTAACTTAATAATGAAGGATACTGTTGTATATATTTGTCAGAATTTCGGTATTGAGTACCGTGACTATCCAATTGAAAATGAAATAAA